TCAAAGTCCATTGTCAGCCCTCCTTATTAGGTGTATCTTCGGTTCGCCATTAATGCACCTTTCCACATATTTCCGGTGCATGATACTTTGTTCGTGCATTTCCTTAGCAGAACGCTCGATTGAACTAATAAGAGTGCCTATATCGGGGGGCAATAAGGCAATCATTTTTTTTACCTCGGACACTTCTGCCGTTATCCGATTACACTTCGTCTCTAATGTACGTAATTCTGACAATAAAACATTGTATAAATGCCTATTTATACAATGGATGCTGTTTTTTCTATTCATAAAAAAGTCGTTTGTGATTCTAAAGGAGATGTACAAACGACTGTATGAAATAATTCGCTTTAATTAAAAATTAATCGAATTACAGCATATATGTAATACCAATATTATCATGTGCTTCTTTTTCTGATCGATATTTCAACATCAGCTTGATGAACGATATTCGCATAGACAGCAGCATTAATTACGCGGGAATCAATACTCATTTTAAAGAATGTCATTAGAAAAGCAATCTCAGCATCAAAAGAAGAACGAATTTGTTCAGGAGTAGCCTTACTTCCTTTATGTTCCTCACTGCGTCTTTCCTCATTCCGTTTTTGCTCAAAAATTGCAGAATGAAGTAAATAATCAATCTTCGATATTACTTGTTCATCACTCATATTTCGGGTATCTACATTTAGCTGGTCCAATACCTGACGAACATCATCATAAAAGCCAAGAGAAACAAGAGTCTGACATATACGAAGGCTCAATAGTTTGGCACGTTCCTTCACCATATCCTCTTTGTCCATAATCATAGCCTGCATACCTGAAGGATTAACAATACTTCTGTATTCGATAATTAATTTAGATGCCATCTCTTTAAGTGTGCTTTCAGACACAGATCCGCGGTCCGAAAGCAAACAAGCATAGTTTCCACATGAAAGCTCAATGAAATCATTCAATGTTATCTGATTTAATCTTTCAATCATAGCTATTTCAGTTTAGACAACTTATACAGTTCAAAATCACGGTTAGACGCATCCTGACGCTGCATTTTAAGACTCTTCATCAAAAGGAGATTTGTTCTATCAACTCTTTTTTCTAATCGGGAATAATCATTGAAAACAATGGTGTCACCGGAAGAAGATGCAAAATATGTCGGTGAAAATGTAGGAAAATCCCAATCCGGCATGTCAAAATTAGAGATATCTACCTTATCAACATCAGGAAAGACTTGTGCACCTTTAGGAATATCAACTAAAGTTGGAGTAGCAGGAGTAATCCATGCTTTTCCGGAATACATAATAACTTCATGCTTACCAGCATCACCAACTAAAGCGGTACCGCCGGGATGTCTATCATTTCCTTTGGTACCTTCTGCATAAGAAGGAATAGGAGTTGCAAGAATAGTTGCAACCTGAATTGCTCCCATGGCACCAATAACAATAGATAAAGGAATATTCGGTAAAGCTTCAGTTATTGCCAGTGCAGTGGCTATTCCAGCTTGAGCGACACTAGTCGCCTTTTCCCAAATGGCTTGTTTACGTGCCATTTCTTGTTTTTGTTTTTCTAGTTCAGCATTTTTTGCTTCTGTCAAAGATTTTGCAGCACGTTTACGCGCTTCTGCTTCTTCTTCGGAAATAGCACCTGACTCTGCCAGATTCTCAATTCGTTCAATATCCTCATCATACTTTTCCTCATTAGCTTCCCGCTCTTCTTCTATTTTCTGAATCTGACCATCATAAATAGAAGAGACTAAGTTTCCAATAGCTCCCACAGCTTGAGATGCAGTTTGAAGCCATTTTTTCAAGTTCTTCTGACGTTCTTTCTGTGCTTTCTCATCCGCTTTAGTAACTTTATTGATAGCATCTATTTCTGTTTCTGCTTCTTTTTGGGCAAGGTCCGCTTTCAATTTTGCAAGTTTCTCCTCAAGTTTCTCCCTTTTGTCCGTACTCAAGTTGACAGTAGCAAGTTCGGATTCCAAAGCGTCAATGGCAGCTTCCGAGGTTTTACGTACATAATCTAATTTTAACTGATACTCAAGTTCTGCATACTCCTGCTGGGTTATTTCCTTAGAAGCTAACTGTTTTTTAAGAGCAAGCGTATCCATAACATATGCAGCATCCCGGATTTCCTGCTCATGCGCTGCATTCTCTGCTATTAATTGCACCTGATCGGATGCATGTCTTTCGTAAAGTTCTTGTTTCTTTTTTGCATATTTGTCGTCAATGAGAAAAACATCTTCACCTGTTTTCTCTGCTGCATCAATTTCTGCTTCACGTTGCAACTCCAACTGGTGCAATTTCAAATCAAGTTCTTCCTGGGACCCCTTTTTTACAACAGCAAGAGCGTTCTCAACATCCTTCTTCTCACGATCAGAATTATACTTAATAGTAAACTCATCTAGCCTTTCCTGCATTTCCTTAGCTAAATTCTGACGTGTAGCAATTTCCTCTTTGCTATTACCCTTGACGGCAGCAATCTTCTTCGAGTAAGCAACACCAATTTTAGCAAGTTCTTTCTCCAGTCCCTCATCCATAAGAGCTAGTTCTGACTCCTGATAAGTTTCATGAATTTTCAGCTTCTCTTTGAGAGCTTTTTCCTGTTCACGTTTTTCTTTATCAGTAAGGACTGTTATACCTGAACCACTTTTGTCGTTACCCTTTGGACGGAACTTTTCTGCAATCACATCAAGTCCACGATTAAACTCATCGCTAGATGCTATTTTGAATAAGTTTTTAGAAAATTCCAACTGAGCCTTATCCGCTTTTTCTGCTTCCGATGTGTAATAGCCAAACATTTTAGCAGCACCATTCTTTATCCAAGACATATCTTCAAACTCTGATGTTGCATATTGAGCACGAGTTTTCATCCGTTTTAAAGCTTCTCTCTCTTGGGCCGTTACTTCAATACGTTTATTTTTCATTTGAATAACAGCTTTTGTGTATGCTTGTTCCTCTGTATCACCAGCATCAATAAGCCTCTTATATTCTGCCTGGAAATCTTTTTCTACTTCCAATAACTTTTTGTTCGCATCTTTTTTTGCAAGTGTTCTAAAATTATAATCTATCTTTTCTATTTTTTCTTCAGGAGATTTCAAATCATTGGCAATACCTCTTATTTTATCAGCCATCCAATTAAGAAACTCCTTAGCAGGTCCCGTTGACTCGGAGAAAGAAAGCATAAACGCTTCCCATGCTGAAGATAAGTTAGCAAGAGCTCCATGAACATTATCTCCCATCGTGTGAGCCATATCGCCCAATTCACGTTCTACACCAGTAATCTGTTCTCTAAGTGGTAATATTTTATCAACAGCGGTGAGAAAGGCATTAAAAGCGGCAACACTACGCTTATCAGTTAATTCAAGAGTAGTATTCAAGTCTACCCCTTTTTCTTTTAGCGATTTCAATCCTTCAACTAACTCAGGCAATGTTTTAACGGGCTTACCTAACGCCTTTGCCAGCTTTCCATTACTATCAGCTAAATTTAGAAAAACATTACGAGTAGCAGTAGCAGCCATTGAAGCATCAAAGCCGGCATCCGATAATTTACCCAACAAAGCCAAAGTATCTTCAATACTGAAATTAAAGGCTTTTGCAACCGGTCCAACAATTGGTAATGCAGTAGCGAGATATGAAAACGACAATGCGCTTTTGGTTGTTGCGACAGCCATCGCAGACACATATCTTTCAGTTTCTCTTGTATCAGCATTAAACATACGAAGAGAAGCACCTGCCAATGAAGCCGCATCTGCTAATTCTGCCCCGGTAGCTTGTGCAAATTTTAGAACGTGCTCTGTTGCATCTAATATTTCTTTTCGAGTAAAACCTAGTTTAGCAAGTTCTATTTGCAAATCCGTAGCTTCGGATGCAGTGTATTTCGTTGTAGCACCCAAACGTTGAGCATCCGCAGTTAACTCCTTCACTTTATCAGAAGTGGTTCCTAATATTGCAGCAAGCCTACTATTAGCTAATTCAAATTTAACAATATCACCTACTCCTTCACGCAGTTTTGTAAATAAAGCAACAACTCCACTAACAACAGCTTGTGCACCAATATATCCAGCTGCCCACCCTTTTAAACCAGCACCAACTTTACTTAACCCAGGAGCAAGCTCTGTATTAAGCATCCTACCGGCATTCCGGGCAATAACACCCATATTCTGCATGGATTTATTACCGTTCTGTATCTCAACCCATGCAGCCTTTACTTCTTCCCGGTATGCACCGATAGTCATTTTCTGTTGACTATATCGATCGGAATTTCGCTTTATGTAATCGGTATTGATTCCGATTGTAGAATTAAGACGGGCAAGTGTACGAATATAGTTTTCATCCGTATCTTTCAAAACATCAACAGCCTTTTGCAGCTGCTTATTCATTTCCTTTGCTTGTGAACGGCTATGTACTTCCTGATTAGTCAAGATAATAGCAGTTCTGATAAGTTTTAAACGTTCTTCTTCAGATAGAACAGCTTTCTTACGAGTAGTATTACCGGCATTCTGCGCTTTTGTCAAGTTAGCTTCTGCTTTAGCAGCCTTTTCCAAGGACACAGCATTATCCGAGTTTGCTTTGGTTAGTTTCTTCAGTTCAGCAGCAGATAATTTCTCTACATTTAGCTTTTCCTCTATCTTCTTACTGACAGTTTGAGTTATTTCAGACTGTTTTCTAAGAGCTTCGGTTAATTCAGCAGATGCAGAACCAGCCGTTTTTGCTTGAGTATTATAAAGGTTACTCAACTTTTCAAGATCAGCAACACCTTCTACATTTAGTTTCAAACCTTTTGCTAATTCTTTGGCCGCATTAACATAATCAGCCCTCACACGCTCAATAGTATTATCAAGCTCCACCAATTTCTGCAAATCGCTCTCATCAACGAAATCTTTCAATTTTAAATCCATAATTACAGATAATGTCTATATTCAATAATCTTTCCTTTTATCTCAACTCCAAGTTTATCAAAAGCATAGGTACCATCTTCTTTCTGATAAACAACATACATGCAACCATCCAAGACAGCTGCTTTCTTTGCAAGATCACTGATACGTTCCAGTTCACTCTGCATCTTTTTTATTTCGCAACTACAAGCCATTTTCTACCGATATCCACATTCTGAAAAGAAACGTTCCATCCAGGGACGGAGATACATAATATTAAAGTACTCTTTAGCTGTATCACCAATGCCTAAAATCTGCTCACCGTATTTCTTCTCAATAGAACTACCGTCCGTAAATCCTTTCGTTGAGAATCGAAGCCCGGAATCAATTCTATCGGCAGTTATGCTATCATAGAAAGTACCAGTAATAAAGAGGTTAGGTACCTCAACCGGACGCGGTGGCAAATAAAGTATCTCACTTCTAAGAGGTGGAGTTATCCTCTCCTTCCATCGTTTATATTGTTCCGCACGGTTCTGCCAGGGACCGGGCTCGTTAAAATAGGTGTCAGTATCATAATCAGGATTCAATAGATGTTCGGTACCGTCCAAGCCGGAATATAATTGTTCCTGAATACAATCAACGAGCACATTCTTATGTTCTTCCATACACCTAATACATTCCTCTTCAAACCCGGATGCAATGGAATGAATAACTCTATGTAATTCATCAAAATCTGCCATACAGTAAAAATATAACGGGCTGGGCTGTAATCACACCCCAGCCCGTCGGTTACTTAGTTATCGCATCGTACACTTCCGAGAGCTTCTTCTTACGGTCAGCTTCCTTCAGTTCCTGCCACACGACTTTAATGTGCGCATTAATAAACTCTTCCTTCGTCATGCCCTTCACAGCAACCTCGACGAACGTAACATTATCTACCTTCATGACACCTGCTCGATACCTCTGATTCCTTTTTCATACAATACAGAAGGAGCTTTCAACGAAGGAACCGCCCCGGCTTTAGGAACAATGGTAATGATACCATCCGAATATGTAGCAGAAGTTACGTTATTCATAACTTCAGCAGCACCATCAGCAATAAGACTGCCAAATTCTTCTGTACGGTCATAACCACCAACAACTTCAACTATTTTGTAAGTATTTTCGGCCTCCAACTTTTGAAACACAACATCAACCAAGCCTTTAACGAAATTCTTGGGATTGAAGTCTAACTGCACGTAGTCAAAGTGCAATTGGCTGTCTTCCACATCTTCATGTGAAAAACTAACAGTCATCGCAGACTTAGCACTACTGGTCGGGTACTGTGTCACGGTCGGGTAAACAGTAGACATCGGAATACCGGCAAGGATATCAGTGTCATCATTATAACCGATCAACATATTATCCTGATTCCAAAAGTAAACGTCCCATCCTTTATTGGCACATTTCAGAAGCTGGGCATTCAAAACCTCATCAAATTTCTTCAAAGTGAAGGTGTCTGTTTGAGCGCTAAGCCCGTTGTATTCACTTGCACCGTACCCTACAGGATTAACTTGAGGCTCTCCACCATTCTTGGCATACTCCAGGAATGGCAAAATAGGGTAAATACGCCCGGGACGGTCTGCATGGCACAATTCGAGCAACTTCTCACCTGTTATATCAGCAGGGAGTTTGACACCATGTTCTGTCAAGATAGCACCTTTGACTTTTTTCCAGTCAATGCTACAAGCAGAACTACCAGTGTTCATCCGGGAACCCTTACACGTTCTAATCTTTCTCATTTTCTTCTACAATTAAGATTATTAATTTTTATTTCCATCGAGCGTATATTTATGGCATCAATCGGCTCGCTCACAGCCTCACCGGAATCTGTATAGGCTCCGTATCTGCCATATGAATAGTTTTCTGAATAACTATGTTTCACTTTTTCGTCATAGTCGCAGTCGAACCGAGAATCTTCATATAATACTTCCAATAAACGTTTATAGATTGGCCGAAGGATATTTTTAAAAGATGTGGTTCTGCGCATCTCATTGCTCCACTCTTTACAAGAAGAACATGCTATAATTAACGAAACCTTTGCTTTTGAAAAATAATCCGCGTCACCTCTATCCTCACTAATTGGAGTGAATAGTGCAACCAATGGAAACTTCCTTTCAGACTGGGCAGAAGACTTACTGTATTCATCTAAAATATCTTTGATATATTGACTGCTACCGAAGATGTAATTCAACCTTGGGGATTTCACAACTTTAGTTCCCCCTTTCCCATTTGGATAGAGGATTTCAAGCCCTTCTGGAAGTTCCTTTACAATCTCCTCAAACAGTTCTGTTATATCTAAATCTATCATAAATTGAAAGCATTAATTGGGGTCAAAAGATTCTTGGTTATTTTCACATCGAAAGGACAATCATTCGACATAGCCCATTCAACAAACTGTTTATTCTTCTCTACCATGCTATTCCATGTGCTTACTTGTCTCTTCAAAGGAGCTACATATTCATTAGCACATTTCAAACGAACAAGCCCGGTTATTGTAGCCTGGGTGTTTGCGTCACGAAGAATATGATAAAAGACATAGTCAGCGAACGGTTCACACAGCTTCTCGCATAATACTGCATATCCGGACTGGGGGGCTTCCTTCTCTTCTGAAATATCAACTTCATCTGAAGAATCTTCCTTTTCTCGTTCAATAAGCTCCAAATAATCTGTGATAGCTTGGGAAAGAGTCACACCAACAACATTCCGGAGAAATTCGGGCTGAAATGCCTTAATATACCCATTTATCACCTCATTCACAGCAAGAGATTGGGGCGAAGGCATTTCAGCGACCGAAACATTCTCAATATGCCTGGGACCTGACATAAAATATGAAACATCAATCAACATAGCGATAGTTATTTAGAAGTCTTGCCTTTCCCGGTTTTCTTTTCATCTTCCACGGAAACGGCTTTATCATCTGTAACAATTACCTCCTTGGCATCTTCCTCTTGCAAATCTTTTGAATCGGCAACCGGAAGATTCTTTTCATCAGAAGGCACCTGTACTTCAAGTTCTGCAATGCGAGCTTTCATTGTTTCACGCTCTTCTGTCAGTTCAACAATTGTCTTATCTTTCTCTGCAATGGATGCAGTAAGCCTGCCAATCTCTTCATTTTTCTCTGCAAGCATACATTCCAATGTCTTTCGGGCATCTTCTTCTGTAACAAGACCACATTCGGAAATAGGGATGAGTTGAATCATCCCTCTATTAATCCGAATGCGTTGCTCTTTAAGCACATTGGTTACATCCTTATCGTTACCTCTAAGTATGTAATCCATAATCCTACGCTTTAGTTATTGCAGTCTTCAATGCGGCCAAATCCCCATAAGCGAAAGCCCACGGCATATAAATCGGGAAGATAACTTCTTCTTGTGCCATCAGCACAACCTCATTGCAAAGCTTGGTCTCCACATCTTCAGCCCATTCAAGTGTCAAAGTGGTATAATCAACCAAATTTGCGGCTTGGTTAAAGTCACCCAAAAGATACTTACCTGGAAGAATACCACCATACTCGATAATCGGACGACCGGCAATATATTTCACCCCATCAACCATTTTAACGATACCAAGATTACGTCCTGTCGTATCTTTCTCTGATTCCATACCGTTAACAGTCATTGGATTAAGAATAATAGCATTCGGAAAATACTGGGCATATGTCATTGCGGCGAAAGCTGTTTTCACTACATCTTCAGAGTTGGGTTCCTCAATGTTCTTAAAGCCGGCTTCATGAACACTGAATGTCATTTTATCCGTAGCCGTTTCAGCACCGGAGAACGCGACACCAGGAATAAGGATACGACCATCTTCCATTTTCACAAGAGCGTGTGTTTTGTTCAGTTCTGTAAGAACAGCGGCGCCAGCGAACGTGATACTCATTCCATCAAGAATCAAATCCTGTGGTTCTGCAAACTCTACAATCACATCCTTATCACCGTTATATCCGGTAATAGCTTTTACAGCACCGGCGGCACCTGTAACAATGGCTGTACTAATAATCTTCTCTACAGAAGTCACCCCAGTATTATTAATAATACCAAGCAAATTCTCACCATTACCGTCACCAAACAAAATGTTCCAGTCTTCTGCCATCCAAACAGCTTCAGGAAGCATGTTCAAGATGTAGGAACGAATGTACACTCTTGATTTCAACATACGTTTTGAGATACGGATATGAGTACCAAGGCGCTTAGTTCCTGTCTGTATCTCTTTTACCTTGATACTTGATTCCGGTAAACGACCGTTCTCTGTTACAAAACGGGCATTGCGGTTGAAAGCATATACTTGCGCATAGGCGAGTTGAGGATATGCAGGATCAGCTGTCAGCGTCGTTAATACATCACGCATATGCAACTTTTTGTTGGCAACCTGAGTCACAACACGTTTCTGTTGTTGAGTAATCAACAAATCACCGGTGTAATTGTCAGTCATGGAAACGACATCTTTCAAGGAGAAGCCGTCAAATTCTCCTGATTTGCGTGTTTTTCCTTCTGCGAAATCTCTGAATTTTTCAGAATCAAGCATCTCGTTCAACTTCTCATCGAACTTGTTGATAGCATTCATAGACAAGCCCTTTTGTTTCATTTTCTCAATACTTTCTCCAAGGGTCTTTACCTGGGCAACGAGTTCTTCATTGTCTTTAACCAATTGCTGAAACTTCTCATTGTCATAGGATTTCAGCAATTTATTAATATCGTCAAACTGTTTTGATACCTCATCCGGTGATGCAATTCCTTCAAGGGACTTGTTTACTACTTCACACATCATGCCGACGATGTTTTCCATAAACGCCTTCTGTTCTGCCGGCAAGCCGTCCGTTTTCAGATTAAAATCTGATACTGTAAATTTTCTAATTGGCATAAAATTTAAATTTTAAGTTATTTATTCTCGAAACAGCTATTCAAACTCTTAAAATCGAATAAAGTGCCATTATCAGCGGCTTTAATCGTCACTTCATCGTTCCCATTTTCCCCGTCATTCTTTTCTTGAGTGTCAACAGACGGCTCATTTTTTCCGGTGGTATCTTCAGAAGTGTTTTGCAGAATAGCATTCGAACGATATACTTTTCCCCAACAGTGGGGACATCTTACATAATTCATAAGGTCTTGTAGACCCTTTTGAGAAAATTCTTTCTTTTCTGATTTGACAGAATCAATAAGAGAAATTACTTGGGTTCTAATCTCCGGAGTGAGCTTCTCCATTTCTTCCCTTACAATGTCCTGTGTTATCCATCTCTGATAATCAGCAGCATAATCTAATACCTGTTGGGCAAAGGTATGCTCTGTTTCTGCATCATAATCAAATTGATGACCACAATGAGGACATGAGACAACGGCACCACCGTTGAGGCTCTTCAGTAATAAACTTAATTCCATATCGTATCCTTTTAAACGTTCATCACTATATCCATGCTGCAAGAACGCTTTCCGAACGAAATCAACAGCCTCCTTTACCTGGTCGGCAGTAGCAGACTTAATATTCACAAGGAAAGTCTGGGGATTACTCCCCCAACTTGTCAATGTTGAATATTCCATCATACGCCATTCAAGCACTTTACAGGGATCAACAGAATCTCTTTTAATGGCCTTGACCCCAATAGAATGTTCAAGTGTTCTGCCATTCTCTGCAAACAGTTTATAATCAGCTAACGTATCACGGCCAATCTGTTTTTCAAGATTTAACTGACCGACCATAACCAAATTACCTTCTGTTTCCTTACCACTCAACGGAACACCTAACAACTGGTCTGTACGATGATTCAGGAACCAACGCATCCGACCAATATTTTCTTTCAATGTCTTATTGAATGAGCCGGGCATAGATATGTCATTTTGTGAGTCCTTCACACCGATACCATTCACCGCAACGGTAACGATACCCTTCTCATCAACATCATTTGCCTTTGTCTTGTACTGAAGGCTTTTGATTTTCTCTTCCATCTTTTTCATCTCCACTTTTAGTGTTAAAAACTCGATTTACTTTATCCAGTTCCTCATCTGACATATCAAATTTCAATTTGTCAAACAAGGGATTTTCTATCATACTTTCACCTATTTGGGCACGCCAGTCATTGAGCGTTATAAGCCCACATGAGAATTGTTCACGACAACGTTTATTTATATTTGTCTTTACGTCCTCGGATTCTTTCAATCCTTCCTGCAAACAATCAACATCAGAGAAATCACAATCCAAATAATATCCCCCTCCTTCAAGACCAAGGAAAGCTGTAAAATCCTTGCAGAATTGTTTGGCCATAGGAATAACAGTTGAACAATATACGCTCTTTTCAGCAGTAGCCTGATTGCTAAATGTGGACTGGTCTTTTCGCGGAACAAGAACGGCAGGGATGCCGTATGCCCCTGCAATATTTATTGCATCAGCCAAAGTCTCTTCAAACGGCTGTAACTCTGCAATAGAAAGATTAGTACGAACAAAGTCAATATCTGCATCTGAAATACCATAAGGTACCTGGCCCTTCCTTACACCATACTTCTCAAAATTTTGCTTCAAAAGCTGTTCCTTTTCATCGTCAGTCAACGCTATTGAACCGGTAGCATCAGTTTTCTTACTTACAATAAAGCCCAATCCACCCCGCTTTACATAAATCACATTTCTAGCTTCATATACAGCTATTAGATTTGACATTGGCTTATTTTGGGAAGCAAGACGACTTTTGGACTTCAAGAACATAGCCCCTGAATAGAACTCTGCACTTCCGTCTCTATCATGCCATATTTGGTATGGAGGAATTTCCAAACTACCATTCCAACCATACTCCAAACGATAGCTACGAATAATATCTTCTGTTTGGGCAATACCAAACAATGGCATATTCCCGTAAACAGGTTCTACAATAGTCTTATCAGAAGGTAGCACCCAATAATTATCGCAATATCTCCATTTTTCAGCTGTAGAAAAGACATCAGGCATAGCGGCACGAATAAAGCTATTCCCTGTACACAATTTATAAATATGGTGCTGATAAATCAATTCTTTCCAACGCATCAAACAATTAGGACGACTAAGTATGCCATTCATTCGTTTATTCGCCCATACTATACTGTCATCCTTAGTTTTCTTCAATTGAAAATTAGCACCTGCAATTCGCGATGCAATATAATCGATCGGGAAAAAGACTTCAGGTATCGTACTGAATAGCGTTAGATAGTTACTGCCCGCTACAATAGGACTAGTAAGGTCCTCAATGTATGCAACTGACCATTTTTCAGCCTTGCCACTTTGAGTATCTATATCCTTATTTTCAGATGAAGTAACTATTTCAACTTCACCTTTAGTCTTAGATTTCTTTCCAAATAGATTATCAAAAAAAATATTCATTGGGTTCCTTTTTGAGCAAAACTAAGTAAAAAGGAAAACCGTTTTCCAAAACACTAAAATCTTGAAATTACGAAAACATAATATCAACAATACAACATCCTTATTTTCAATCACATATAACGCAATTCAATTCAAACCTAATTTTACAACGAACTGTACTAGCCCACTCAAAACAGCACTGGCCTCTTTTGTTTCACTATCTTTATTATAGTCCATCAGATTATTCATGAAGGCAACATATTCCGTATCAGATTCTACTTTTGATGCAGAAAAAAGAATACTATTTTTCACATAATCAGATGTTGCAGCAATACGCTTATCTACATCCGGAAACTCTTTCATTACACGAATCTCCTTGTTTGTACTAGAACGGAGTTCCCGGATAAAAGGGAAATAAGCATCTGTACATTCAATTACACATGAATCAGATTCATGGGACAAAATAGAAGAACGTATATCTTCTGTTGAAGTAGTATCCATAAATACGACATCAACAACATGCCATTTATTTCCACATCTAAACGCTTGTATAAGGACAAATTTCCCATTAACATTCGGCATCACATATAGAATCTTCTTAGTGTATTTACATTCGGTATCTGGATTGAAGAAATTAATAGTGCCATTACAAGCATACAAGTTTCTTTTTCGCCGGTTACTAAACTCTATATACTGCTCACTACACAAATCCACAACGACATATCGGAACGTATCAGACAGGTGCCCGTGCTCCTCATAAGTCTGCAAGGTAGTTTTATTCTTGACCTTAGTTTTAAGAATGGCACCGTTAGCATCTTTCTGTACGCTCATGTAGTCCTCAATAGATACCGAACATGATTCGTCAATGTATATCTCTATACCGGGAACAGTACAATCAAAAATGGCATTAACAAACTCACCGGTCATGGCAACACTCGGATTCTTGTTGCCTACCTTATCTTCAATCTCGAATCCTTCTTTCTGCAATGTATCTATGAATAAGTCCATCCAGGAACGCTTCTCATCGTCAATGCTGTTTGCCGCTTTCGTTGATGCATCACCATGTACATATAACCTATCAGAATATTGGATAGATTTCAGATACTTTGCAACAAGTTTGGAGGCTTTCTTTACTGTATTGTTTGGGCTTTCAGCGCACGTTTCATGGAATTGCCAAACCTTGGTACCAGTTGTGAAATCGACCTGCCAATATGATACACTGATATACGGAAGCACGTTGTTATCGACAGAGATATGAATAGGTAAGTCCGGAACATACTTATGTTCACCGGAATGTTTGCCACGATTGAAGGAACCGAAGAACTCACTACCGGTACGAATGACACCCCATTCTCCCAATGCGTACACATTGTAATAGTCCGGATCGTGAACTCTATCATACTCAAAGTCGGCAACACATTGCTCATCATAGAAACCATACGCACCGTCAGGACTACCGACCACCCAAAAATTATTCAAATAGGTAGATTGGATAATAACTGTATTAGGTGCCTGTTCCTCGATTTGCTTAGTACGAAGATTAAGTATTTGCCTGGGTGCATTCTTCTTTACGGATTTGACCTTGGTAAGTTCTTTCGGCAACTCTTTGCCGGCAATGGTAACCGTCATCGGTACATCATGCCATTTATCTTTATCAATAAACTCTTTCTTTATCCAATGGCTTTCACTAATCGGGTTGAAGGTACAAATAATCTGCTGCCCTTTCTTACCACGCAAACGCTTACGTAGCTGCTTGAAATCCGGATGCTCGAACTCTGACCATTCCTCTAACTGAACTCGCTTATAGTTAGAGATACCTTTTATCTTCTCCGGATCGTCAAGACCGGAGAAATCTATCTTCGCACCATTTACCAGACATTTAATAGTATTCTGTTGAAATTTGAACAAATGGGAGATGCCAAGACCGATCGCAGCGACCTTATAATCTTCATAAATGGTTTTGAGAATAGAAGCTCCTACCTTACGCATGACAAGAGTGTTCTCACCATCCTGTAATGTCTGTATCAGTATTGTTTGTGCCACACTATACGACTTACCGGAAGATGAACCTCCATAGAGAATGATAAAACGGATAGTCTCATCATTCAAGTACTTCAATAGATAGAATCCGTTAGGATTTAGCTTCTTATAATTTATAACCATATTGTTCTAAAAGTAAGGTTTCTCCGTAGGATGAATACCGGATTTTGCAGTTCAAATTGTTCTATTCTTCCGAATTCTCATTATCTTCAAATCCGATACGAAGTTCACCGACTTTATTTCCGTCTCCACCTTTGATATTGACATTCTTATCGGCTTCCCATCCATTCCAGGCACCAAGCAAACGAGCGGCTTCTGTTTTACCGTTGAACTCATAGACAACTTCTCCTCTCTTATTCTGAATCTTCTTCAATGCATTGCGTGTACGCTTTGGAAGCTGCGATGGACTTTTCATCTTTACCTTACCTGTTAGCTCATCGACAATATACAAGTCATTAGGATCAGAAGTTATGATATCCATCAGCACACGTTCCACAGTCTCACGTTTAACTTCAGATTCTTTCGCCCTCTTTTCTCTTATCTCTTTTATCCTTGATGTAACCTTGATGTTCTGCATAAGGGCATGAGCATTGCGCCAAACGCTCTCCTGCTTCATCTTAGTGCAGTCGTAAGCCATCCGGTATGCTTCACTTGCGTTGCCATCAATATCAACGTAATATTGACAGAACTTCTCTTGTTTCAATGTTAATACATTCTCTCTACTCATAGCTTCAAATTATTAAATTCCTGCATGAAGAAACAATGATAGTTACTCAACATGCAGGAATAAATTAGAATGGTTGTACATTCAAAGGATTTCTATTTCTCCGCCCCCGCATTTTTTTGAGAATTATCCTCTCTCCGCATGGCGAATACCTTTTTTACTCCGTCCTCGACTGACGTATAGGACAAAGGTACTAAATAGATATCCTGGTTCACCGATTGCTCCAAATTGTCAAAATCTCGTTTTTTATTAATCAACTCTATTTCAAGCGGTTTGTAGTATTTTACTAAAGATGCAAAATACATAGTAGTCACAGGTTGGACGTTACAAATATTGATAAGCTGCCGGTTACAGCCCACCGCATAAATAAGCCCTTCGACGACATCATCTATGTAAGTGAAGCACCGGATATTCTGACCACAATTGTATAAAGACACGTTTTCCTTTTCTATCAGGAACCAGAGAAGAGTTCTTTTTCGCGGATTAGGTCCATATACATTATGCAGCCGGCACCCGGTCGCAGCCTTACAATAGATAGATGCATACTGTTCATCGAAATACTTGCTTATTCCATACATGGAAGTGGTATTCTCCGGATTCGCCGTTGACGAACTGGCGTATACTAACTTCACATGATACTGGTTACATGCATCAGCTACTCGCATGAAAGTATCAATGTTATCCTTCCTGATCTGTTCCAGGTTTCCATTAAACACACTAGTTTGCGCCGCCAAATGGAACACACAATCAATACCCCCATTTTTCAGGAGCTCACATACTTTTGTGGCTTCAATACCAGACTTTCGATCAAGTCCTATGACTTCGACATCCCTTTTAGCTAATTCTCGGCAAAGGGCTTTACCAATAAATCCCTCACTGCCGGTTACAATCATTTTTCTCATCATCACAAAAACTAAAGGTGCATCTTGTTTAAAGACACACCTAGGTTCAACATAAAATCCTAAAGATTAAATCTTATTTTTGAAAATACTCCCTACACTTAAAACCCTTTCTAGGAGTAAAGTCTTTAAATTCACAGCTTCTAAACACCCACTTCTTATCAGCCCATCCGGCTAAATCCTTTTGCCATTGAGGAATAATTTGACGTGGATTATTCAAATCCCTATAAGGCTGGCAATGCGGTAAGAACCGACCGCCTTTGTTCTTCCAATGATTGACACGCTCAAACGATTCTTTGAAGTCACTGAGCAGGATACAATAAAAGAAGTATTCGCCTTTGTACCCGTACTTGTCAATCAAAGCTGTGGCACGCTCACATTCGGCAATCTGTCCCGGTGTGTCACAGCCGAACCGTATGCGCTTCATCCACTTTACTCTTGCCAGTAGCCGGGCGATGTCGTCTGTTACCAAGCGAGCATCTAAGCCCTGATTGAAGTCTACTCGTACGCCCATGGAGACAATCTTTTCAATCTGTTGTAATCCATAATCGGATGCAAGTACATTGTTATCCATGAGTATTACGTTCTTTCGCCCGGCAGATACTTCTTCTATATCCATGTATGGAGTTATGTTGCCTTCTTTGGCAGGAACGACACACCATTTGCAACGATTAGGACAGCCACGGGTAAGGAAGCCATAAGCCAGATTCTTATCAATATTATACAGGTTATAGTCGGGAACTATTTTATCAACTTCTACTGGAAGAACCTTGCTTATGTCATACCCTGTACCACCTTTCTCAATCTGATTGGTATTGATGTAATAGCCATAATCTGGAGTAAAGGAGAATACCTTTGCCGAATAAACTTTATCGTATGAGCACAAAGGGTTATACCATTCCACATTGTCGCCTCTTGCCTTGTGCCATGCACTTATCTTCATCAAAGCTAGATTAGGATAATTACTGTCAACTGCTAATATTCCGATGTTCATTACTAAAACAGTTATACTCCAATTATCTCATCATTGATACGAAATATGCTATCACTCACAAAATCGTATATCTTATACATAAGTTCCGGTTCTTCCTTTTTCGGAGAATAAACCATCACCTTTTTACCTGCACCTTTCATCCAACCCGCTTCTGTGTTAGCAGACCGACCACAAGGGAGAACCATAACGCAGACATCAGCCCACTGCATACCGTTGAAATCCGAATCAAAACCTTTCTGCGCAATTGGGTGATTAAGCGCTTCTCTATATTGCTCTGTTGTCCAGTTCTGCCAATCAGGATCTATATCAGACCATTGGAAACCACCATTACCATGTGGGGGATTCTTAAAATCGTAAACCTCATGTCCTAAATCACGGAGAATATCTACAACGTCCTGTTGAAATACATTTCTCCAACTACTTGCTACATAAATTTTTGCCATATTATTTTAAATTGTTACTTTTGGATGTCGTTTGCACGGTGCAAGCGACTTAATTTTATTTTTATGAAAAACATAATTTTAAAAGGACTCCTATAGCTTTACTACCGTGGGGCTATATGGATGTCCAAAATCAATTAGACGGTAGGATGGGAAGCATTTTTCAATCTCGTAAGTGACAGTTATTAGTTAATTGAATACGTGACAGAGTGTGTACCCATCTAAAATAAACAGGAGGCGGCTTTGCAACCCGCCTTTTGCTTTTATTCATTACAGACTGTATTTTGAGTGTTATTTAGAATATTGTTGACTCTTTGTGCAAGTTCCGGTTCCAAACGCACCAATCGGACAATCATCACAATAAAAGGTTACACTTCTATAATCTGCGCCACTTCCACATGGATGTTCACTAAGCTCCATAACTTTATCATTAAGAAGCTGTACTTCTTCTTTGAGCTTATTTACCTCACTAATAGGGGTCAAAGCTCTATATTCTTGTTCTGTTAATATGTATTGCATAATTTATTCCTTTCTGTTATTTTATTCCTCCAATAGTTTTAGCAGTGATTTTTTATACTCGTCTATTTCCTTAATAGCATCTTCTTGACCTGATTTTGCATCATTTATCATTAAATCTGCTACTCCCTCCATTATTTCATCCTTATGCCTATTCAGATATTTGATAAAGTATTCCTGCATCAAATCAGTATCCATATTTGCTATATCCGAATATGTGTCTCCACTTCCATAACTGCCAGAAAAAGAAAAATAACAAAGATTACTTATATTCATACTCTGAATACTCTCCCTTCTGCCAAATCCATCTGTATGCTTATCTATTCCACTATTGCTATGGCTTTGAAACTCTTCTCTGATTTTAGGGAGAGTTTCTTTAATAAACTTTTTCAGTTTTCTGCCAGTAGTGATTAACTTACTTAATTCTTTTGCTGTCATCATCAGTCTCCTTTCTTTTTAATCCGTTCTAGTACATCTCTGTTGGCTTCCAATATTTCATCGAAAGACAGAATAGGCATCCAACATATAACCTTAATATCATCCTTTTCGACACTTTTCCTAAATATGATATATCACTATCAGTAGTCCATATACCATTTTCATACGTGAATACATCTATATGCTTACGTGATTCAGCTTCTCTATCATCGTATTTATAGTAATATAAAAATCCGACTAAAACACGCTACTCTTCATCTGGTAATCGTTCTTCTACTCTTATCCATGGAGATTGCTTTTTCTGCCACTCAACACCAGACGCAAAAACTTTACGCATATATGTTTCAACCACATGCGGCTGATTGATGCGATTTGCTAATTGAGCTACCAATGATTTAAAATTCATATCTATCTTGTTTTGAGCCTAATTAGGCTACATCGTTAATACTAATTTCTCCTTTCAAAACTCGTTCTACCTGCCTGTCGATTATCTCTTGAAACTCTATCTGACAGATAAGCGAGCAATCCGGTATAATCTCTTCTACTGGGTCACCTCGCCATGTTGGGAGTTCGTCAAGGAAGATTCGTCCGTCTTTATCTTTTAGACAAGTTGCACCTACATCACGTTCAATCTGCGCCACCTCGTTAAATACATCCGGGAAGTCCTTTCGTATCTTATTCCAGTAGCCCATTCCGCCTTTCACGCAACCGATACAATTGTTGTTATTATAGCCCATCTTGTACATAGCGGGGATTTCAATACCGGCTTTCCAAAGCATTCCCATTGCATCCTGCTTCGTAATCTGCTTTTCAATAAGCGGGAATAGTGGCTTTGTGTCCGGGTACTGCTGTTTTAATCGGATAGCCCGGTTAATCTCTTTCGGGTCATAATCGAAACCCCAAACTTGACCGTCCCAGTGCTGCAATTCTTTTTCCAACTTGTAGCGGACTTTCTTTTTCAGTTCAAGAGTACAGGCGGCACCATGCGCGCCGTTGATATACCCCTTTCGCAACACATCAGACACACAGGTGTACTTGTCGCTTCGGATAATGTGGATAGATTGATTGTACCACTTTTCACAATCTGCCAAGAATCTAGTGTTATCGGGATGACCGGAACCAGTTTCAATATAGTAGATATGCACATCATCGTATAGGCTTAATGCTATCTTACAAGCAACTGCGGATGTAGCACCGCAACTGAACCATGCTATTATCATTTGATTCCTTTCTAATTTTATTTTAATTATTTTTTTGCAATATCATTCCAAAAAGCAACGCCTTCAGGAGTATTATTAAAAGGGAATGAAATAGTTAGAAACCAATGAAAACAGCAATCAACATCTAACAAATTGTTCATCCGCTCTTCATTTGTCATTGAGAAGTCAGGACACTCAATATTAAATGTCTCATTTGCTCTTTCTGTATTATATTTCCATTGATTGAAAATACCTAGTCTTTCTAATTTTGCTATTTTTTCATTCCTCTTCATATTGATTGACTTTTAGTTCTTTACATCTATAAAGGTAATCATTATTGACAAGTTTTACAAACAGAACATTCGCCAATTTAACGCCATTTTATGCTGCAACTGACCCTAGTTCACGTAACTTTTTACTAATACATTCACAGAGAACACGTGCCATGTTAACTTCGACTGCATTCCCTATGAATTTCTTTTGGTCAGCCTGTGTACCAATTAACACATAGTTTTCTGGAAATCCCATGATACGCTTTAGTTCAGGTATGCGTAGCATTCGCATTTTAATATCAATTATCCCGTATAAGCCCATGAACTCTTTTATTTTTTTTGTCATAGGGCTGTCGGTATCATAAATCTCGATTACTACATGTCCAGTTTCAGTTGCGATCAAATAAGGCGGCATTTTATCCATACGTGCTATGAGAGTGAAGCATGGATTATCAACGGAACCACCTGCACTATTAAATTGAGGGTTCATTAGGTAGTGCCACTTTCTATTTGCAGTGACTGTTTGTGCGGGCTCTTCTATGCTACTACCAACGTTGGAGAAGTTTGTATTCATAATCCACGGCTTGCAGCTAACAAGATTGTACTTAGGATTGGCGGTAATACATCCAAGCGGCTTTTCTGTAGATGAAGGTTTGCTGTTTCCATATTGCTGGTCTATGAAATATGGAGAAACGAGAGATAACCGATCCTTCGTTGTTACGGTTGCAGACGGTTCATTTATTGAGCGGTTAAATCCGTTACCGTAATGGGCTGATACAAACGCATGATGGTCTTTGCATGTAATTGTTCCGGCTGGTTCATTAATAGAAACATTCTTGCTTTCGGGGTGTCCACTGAACTGTTTTGAAAGAAAGCATACCTGCGCAACTCCCAGTCTGTTTTGCGTAGCTACTACCGGGCATGGTTCGTCAATCCCAGGGGCATTATATTTTCCAGTCCGGCTCATGGAATTATATTTGATAAGAAAAGCATCTTTGCCCCCGGCTACAAATTTTATCAGGCCGGCATAGATACGTTCCATTGTCTTTTCAGCAAGTGGCTTCTCACGAAAAATACTTGTTCCTTCATCGGAAAAATCCAGTATCTCTTTAACCGGGCGCCACTTTTCCAAACGACCAAACATATCTTGTTTACCGTTTTTACAGTGAGTGGGTTGTGGAAATACTATCGGTAATCCATTTTTGGCAAATATACCAAAGAAGCGTTTTCGAGTAGTATATGCACCATAGTCGGCAGCATTGAGAATACGGAAATCAAAGTTGTAGCCATACTTTCTTACGTTGCGTACCCATCTTTGATATAGTCTACCTTTATCCATGCTGATAGGCTTTCCGTTTTCGTCCATATCACCCCAACTCATAAATTCTTCAACGTTTTCAATCTGAATGTAATCCGGGCAAATAGCTTCAATGTACCGGAAAAGATGTTCAGCAAGTGTGCGACTATCAGCGTCCCGAGGTTGCCCACCTTTTGCTTTGGAGAAGTTCGTACATTCCAGGCTCGCCCAAAGAACGACCGCTGCACCCGGATATTGAGCCTTACATTTGGCAAGATGTTCAATTAGCGGGGAAAGTTCCAGCGTGCGAATATCTTCCGTAAAATGCAATGCATCCGGATGATTGGCCGCATGGCTTGCAATGGCGTTGGCATCGTGATTGACGCAGGCTATTACTTTAGCACACTGTTTACCATCAATTCTTGCAGATTCCACTCCTGTCGAGGTTCCACCTGCTCCACAAAACAGGTCAATATATAATAAATTTATACTACTCATTTCTTTTCTTCAAATTTCTTTGATTATTGATTTCAGACATACACATGCGGCACCAAGAAGTCAATAAATGATATTCCTTACCCTTTCTCACTACTATACGATTGTAGAACCGGTTCAAGTAGAAGTAATTTCCGCAGTGTGTACATTTTTTCATCTCACGTCCTGAAGCATCTATAATACGATTGCGAGGTTTGCGATGAATAAGAGTACAGTTTTTACACTCACCATCAGTTCCACGATGCCGCCGGCAATGTGATAAGGATTTTGCCCCACATTTAGCAAACACCCTACAATCTCTACGAGGTATTGATTGATACACATTCATGGCTTCCTCGCATTCAAGAATTTATTTACTACACGAGAAAGTACATCCTCATTCTCTGGCATCAGCCATTCTTTCGCAACGTTCCAAGCAATACTCATAGTTGGATTGAAGTTATCCTTCCTGACAGTGTGGTGAGACAAACGCCCTTCAGTGGGTTTCAAATCCTTATCATGTAAGATACACAGTCCATTTTCGAAGAAAGCACAAAACTCTTTGCCGGAAACAGGTTGAATCATCGGAATAGCAATATTAATAACCCCTAAGAATATACCAGCAGCCCAGTTTGTCAGTGCTAACCTGTCGGCATAACCAGCATCTATAATTCGTTCAATATCATCAGGAGTACCTAAACATGGCGTATGACATTGTTGTTTACAAACACTGCATGAGCATTGTACAGGTACACGACCTGAAGCCCTCATTACCCTTTGTAATGAGGTTTCTTTTGATAATTCTCTCATAGTAAATTATTTGAGATACTACAGATTATTAAACATCGCCCCACAGCTTTACTGCAAGGTCATAATTTTTTTTAGCCTCTTTTACTGCTTTATTGGCATAAGCCATAGCGTATGTATGCTCGCGTCGGTACTTACCGGACTTCAATCCTTCGTGATATTCTTTTGCTTGTTCCAACTTATGTTCATAGAAATCTATACTTTCCGGCATGGACAAGTTTATCGTATTAGCCCTTTTTTCCCAATACTTCGCAACTCTTTCATGTTCGGCAGCCTTATCGCTAAACTCAACGCTTTTCCCCATGTTATTCCAGGCATCATCTATCATTTTGCGATGTCCTCGTTCGCTATGGTGTCCAACTTTGATAGGCTCACCCAAAGAAAGGAAATCGCGATGTTTATTTGATTTCTGAAAATACTCATTACTTTTTTGTACTGCCGATGACGCCCATTCATGCCTGCGTTCCGCTCTTTGCTTAGCCCATTCTTGAACATTAAAGCCGTCAGCTCTAACGATGGAGTAATAGTAAAACCCATCTTTCTCGAAGATTAGGTTAAATACTATACTTTCGTTCTCCTTACCATACTTGGTGGTAACCTCAATAGTTTCACCTTTTTCGTGCTTCTCATCACACTTTGCCAAAAATACATTTGGCGCAAATTTGTAATACGTGTTCATTGTTTTAATTAAATTGGTTTGACTTATATGAAAAATGAGAAACCACAGCTACTTAGCCGTGGTTTCATCATTAAATAACTTTGGTTGACTGGGTTGAACCAAATCATCGAATAAACCAGGAACACGAGGTTGTAACGCCTTGTATTCTTCCTGAAAGAATTCTTCTTTGGTTCTCCCATGTTTTTTACCCTTTCGTGTATGTACATCGAAAGTGTAATCTGGAATAGGAATAGGATAACGCCTGACATCATTTATCCACTTTTCTATATCAATATCCTTTCTATCATAGATGAAGTTTTGCAAATGATCCGCATCACGATTCTTTCTACATTCACAAAGGAGAATAACAGCTTTACTGACAAATATCCTCCCTTTGGGTTCAGTAGCAGTCTTGTTTACCAGCTCATGCCCCTGCCACAATGCTTCTATCTCTTTAGTAATGATTCCATAGCAATCTTCAGCACTAATGGTAAACAGACGCTTCCACACATAGTCGCGGTACCCACTCGCCCAAAGTTCCAATGCAAAAAAGCCGGCTACCCCGGTGTCGGCTCGCCTAATGGCTTTCTGCATTGCAGAACTCACCTCAAAGAAATCATATCCGCAAACTGTTCTTATAATCATAATTCTAATTTAATGGTTTGACTTTTAGTTTATTACATCAGTAAAATTAGCTAAAAAAGGCGAATATGACAAACAGAATGGACGCCATTTAAACGCCTTTTTTACAGACTATTAGAATTTGAATTTGCATGATATATTATATTGAACGAGCTGCTTTGTTTTGTCTTTCCCATTAGTGGTTGCACTCTTTAGCAAAATACTATCACCAAAATTCTTTTTGATAAAGAGGATAGATTTACGTTCCTCTTCCTGATTCCTTATAGAAGCAAGCCCACCAGCGTTTACAAAAGTGTTCTTTTGCTCAAAATTATACCGCAAATCGGTTAAAACCTTACGTTCTTTGTACTTCATGTAACAAGAAATCCAAAAATCTTCCTTCAAACGTATTTCCTCATTCCACCAAGTGTTTTTGTTATAGATTACTCCATAACTGCAACCGGTTATCATTTTCGAAAGAGAAAGAAAAGCGGATTCATCATACATTACCGGCGATATCCGAGCGGTGAAGCCAAACAGATGTACATCCATCATACTGGCCATCTCAAATAATGACTGAATGATATTGGTTATCTTATCTTTATCCTTTATCCGGCTAGGTTCTCCTTTTTCCACATAAATAGGTTTGCAGGCATGGACATCATCATCAAGCATGAAAAGTTCTCCAAAATGCTTTGCCATCCAGTTACGTTTCGGGATGAGGCCCATAACATCGTCAGGATGAGTAACAATTTCACATTCCGGGTTAAATTGTTGATATAAGTCAGCTTGACTTTCAGCAACGCAAATGATAGGATCGTTCACCAACTTTTTAGCGAACACCCGGTCATGGCGCTTATGACTTGGTATTACTATTTTGCAAGGCATGGCGAACGTCTTTTATGTCGATTACATTACTCTTACTTACTTTCCCGGTCTTGTACGACTTCATGTGCTGCATATCCAGCCTTTCACGAAGCCAGTTGCTATCTACCTCATTACTTGAGGTGATGATAAACAACTCATGTTTTTCGTCATACTTTGGAATGAGAGGATAAATGGCTGTATCATCCGTGATGGCATCGAAGCGCTCTTTAAATTCATCCTCTTTCTTCTCCGGGGCAAATTCGATGCCCCAATCTTGGAGTTCCGCCTTATTCCACTCGTTTTCCATAACGTCCAAATCATTCTCACCAAAATTGACATTATCTTTAGTGGCATATTCCCTCAACTTCTTAACGGGGGTATCAGGTGCCAGAATTTTACAAGGCAGTTCTTTATAACCTAACTCCTTGCAAGCTCGCAAACGTAAATTACCACAAACAACAATATATCTGCCATCATTGTAGGGAAAAACTATAAGTTCTCGAAGTTCAAGCATCTCTGGCGAATCCTGAATGCTTTTCTTCATCGCTTCAAAGCGGTAATCACGAAAAAAACGTGGATTTTTCGGCAATCCCGTGAGCTGCCCCTTATTAAAATCAAGTAGGCAGACTTGAATAATCTCTGTCATAACTAACTATATTAAAATCAACAACACAAAATCAACAACACAAACAGTCAGTAACAACACCTAATCATTTTTTCTATCATCGAACTCTATCTTATCTTTGATAAGCTGTTCAATGTCCTCACAACCAAATCTTTTTAAATAGGCAACAAGGTAAATTATCATCTCGGCTGCCAATTCTTCATCTTCCGAATATTTAGGAAGATTATCACTCCTATATTTAGAAGCAATATCGAATTTTCTCCAAACGGCTTCAATTCTTATGCTAAACGCTTTTCTTGAGCTATGCTCATTCATCTTAAAGCGCTTCCTCATGATATTCAAGCATCTCTGGGCAAACCTATTCAATGTTATCATATCGATCGGGTTAAATTGTTAGACTAAGAATAATCTCACACTATTTAATAAAGGCGGTGGTCTGTTTTTATACAAATACATATCCATTCTTATTTAGATTAAATAGCTTCCATCAAATCAAATAGCGTCGGTGCATTCACTTCAATTTCAGCTTCATGCAAGTATGAAAGGCTGTCTTTCCAATAGTCATAATTCAACTCGGTAGAGAGCCCTTTACGCCCCAATCTAATAGCACAGTAAGGAACAGTACCGATACCGCCAAATGGGTCGAATACCAAGTCTCCTTTATTTGAATACCGTTCAATCAACCTCTCAACAATATCAAGCTGAAGAGGACAAATATGATTTTGACGTTTTTTCTGTGACTGCTTGGTATTGAGTGTACGCATCCGGGTAACGTCATCCCAAATCCAAGGTTTCTTACTTACAGGATCTACGGCCATAAATGTTTTTGGTAGTTTACCGTAAACTTCTAATTCTTCAGCGAAAGCAACATGTTCTTCATAATTGTATATATGTTCACGCTCATAGTTTCTAAACAAATGGCGTATCTTGTCAATACCGGCAACTTTCATATCTTCATAGCTTAACAAAGTATTACCTGAAGATTTCCAACTTGCATGAGCATCTATTTGCCAGCGGGCTAACGAATATTCATTCTTATTCTTGGTTACTGGCAAATCTGCATAGGCACGTGAAGTATCAGAAGGCAGTTTACGGAAAAGAAGCACATATTCAGGGCAACCAATACCCATCTTAGAACCATCTTTGCACATCTCTGTATAGCCAAGGCGGTAGGTCTGGTTATTCTCCCTTACCACATCGGTATCTACTGTGATACGCCCCATGTAGCGGAATCCGTGTTTCATGTAGTGAAATACCGTCATTTCGGAGAACGGGTCGATGGTGGGCATACCGTCACCTGTGGCATTACCGAACAATACACGGTCTTTCACATGGATGCAAGCCAGCCGCCCAGGCTTCAATATCCGCATCAGTTCTGGTGTGAGGTAGTCCATCTGCTCGAAGAACTTGTCGTTGCTTTCATTATGCCCGAAATCGTTATAGGTCGGCGTATATTCGTAATGATTGGAAAAAGGGATGCTGGTTACAACCAAATCCACCGAGTTGCTTTCCATTTTCTGACACTCCAAAACATTGTCGTTATTGATGGCTTTCCACAGTTTACCGGATTTTTCTTCACGGCTGGCAAACATCCAGCGCATCATCTTCTCCTCTGCCTGCAAACCGAACAGACCGTTCTCACGGACGATATCAGTCATTTTAGAAACCATTTCACGATGCTGCGCCCATTTCTGCATAAAGCTTTTGAATATCTCTCCTTCACTTTCTGCATAGACCAAGTAAAGGTCTACAGGATGTTTTTGCATGAAACGGTAGATACGGGCTATCGCCTGAAACTTGTCATTGAACCGGTAGTCGATGAACATGATAGCCTTATGACAATGGTACTGGAAGTTCAAACCCTCACCAAGCATTTCAGGCTTTGCGGCCAGGTATTTCAATCTCCCGTTTTTGAAGTCCGCTATCACCTTGTCGGCTTCCTCATCATCCTGCGAGCCATAAACAGCTTTGCAACCGGGGATAGCCTTGCAAAGGGCTTCCCGCTCACTCTCAAGGTCATGCCACAAAAGGAAATGCTCGTCCTTGTTTTCAGGACGATTAATAATCTCTACGACACGGGCAATCTTCTCTGCCATATTGTCCCGACGTTCTTTCGCTGCATCAGCAAGTCCGAGAGCAGCCTCACGAAACATCTTCACTTGTCCGTCACGGTCTGTACCGGCAGTGGAATTGTCAACGCTAACCACTTCTTCATGTACCCGCAGTTCCGGCAATTCATAGCCGGTATCAGGATAACCGAGGTCGGAAGGCTTGGTTAGGAACAATGCCCAAGTTGATACCCACAGCCAAAATTCTTTTTCTTTGTGTGGATAAAGCGTTAGATTATTAGCTTTGGTACTATCACGTTGAAAAAAACGTGTAAGGGCTTGACCTGTATCCATCACTCCAAGATATCCGGCATAATGTATCAGCTCCTTGTATCTGTTAGGTGACGGCGTGGCAGTGGCAACAAAGCGGAAAGGCACATCGGCGAACAGCGGTAGGAACTCTTGGTATGTCTTGGTGCCGAACCCTCTCAATACGCTTGCTTCATCCAATGAGGTAACGGTAAAAAAGGAAGGTTCTATTCTTACGCCGTCTTCTCCGTCACGGACACGCTCATAGTTGGTAATCATTATATCACACTTGCAGGCTCTGACTTCGCTCATGGTCTTGACATACTTAACTGTCATGTTCATGTGCTCCTTAGCTTGGGTGATAAACTCTACTACTACACGTTTAGGACAAACGATAAGAGCTTTACCAAAATACTGGTTGATTATAACTCTGCATATCTCCAATTGGGTTACTGTTTTCTGCATACCGAAACTGGAGAATATGGCACGGCAACCACCGGAAACCGCCCAACGAACGGTATCTCTCACATGAGGGTAAAGAGAAGTTGATATTTCATTAGGATTAACTTCAAATCCAGTATTGTGGCTAATAGCCATCTTGTCTTTTAGAAATTCTATATAGTCTTTCATTTTCATTTCAAATAAAGAGAGGAAACCGTTAGGCTTCCTCTGTGTTATCGTTATTAAGTTCTTCGAGTTGCTGTTTGAGCTTCATCTCTTTCTTGCTATATGAATCTGCAAGTTTCTTTGTTAGCGCATTGTAATCATCCGGATATTGTTCTGCAAAAAGGATTTTCTGACACTTTTGCAAATAGGAGCAGAAATTCACATTATTCGATGATAAGCATTCAGCAATAAAGGCTCTATACCATTGGTGTCGGTCAGCTTGGTTGTTCTTGACATAATTTACAAAATCACTCTCACCATTCCATTTTTTCAAATTCAGTTTTTCAAGATAAGTACTGCTACAACCGCTAAGAACCAGCACATCAAAAACAAGTTGTTCATTTTCAGAGAATTCTTTTGTTCTCTGATAATATGTTTTCTCTTGCGCCCACTTGCGCATTTCTTCAGCAGACTTCTCCTTGACTATATCCTTCGCTCTTTTTAATTGGGCGTTTATTTTTTCCCTTTCTATCTCTTTTAGATCGGCAACGGCGGAAGTAGAGGAAGCCGTTGCTTTTCTAACATAATAGAAACTAACGTTAAATTCGGGAGAATAATGTCCAAAAAATGAAAGACAACGATAAACTTCTCCATCTTCAAGCATTTTCAAAGTGCGTTCATCATCTTCTGAATACCAGCACTTACATCTAAAGATTTCATCAGGATCAACTATTTCAAATCCAAGTTGTTTAACAGCTTCCAAAGTTTTTTCATAGAAAACCTTTCTATCTTCTCCCCAATATGTATCGGGACGTCTAGCGATAATTACTGTTTTTCCAAATGAAAGAGGTTCGCCAACTTTAACAAGATGTTCATATTCTAGTTGAATTTTCCGCGTCACATAAGCAATCTGTTTTTTCTCATAGCAAGCAGCATTGATACATCTAGCATCCTTACTATTCATTTCATAGAACAAACAACCATGATTACACGTATTATTCTCACATTGAGAACATGATTTAATATCAGTATTTTCCCAATTATCGGAATCATCTTTAATCCAAGGTGCGTTACCAAGCTCCATGAAAGAATTACTCACAAATTCTCGAATCATAGCAGTAGTACATTGTTCTTCCTCCTCCTCATGAAACTCTTTTTGAGTATCTTCATCCAATTTAGAAAGAATCATAGCACCGGACAATGGTATATCTCCATTTCTTACCCGCTCTTTTAGTTCAGGAATAAGAGAATTCAATTTAATACGGTCAAATACAAACCGGGTAGACTTTCCTATTTTAAGAGCGATATCTTCCAAAGTTCGTCCTTTTTCAGCCAACTGCGCAAAGGCAAAAGCTTCTTCGATGGGATCAACATCTTTTCTTTGAAGATTCTCGGTAATCATCGCTTCAAAAGCCTCATCATCTGTCATTTCTCTGACAATGCAGGATATTGTCTGAAATTTTTCCGACTTTTTTCGATGGGCTTTGATTTTTGCAACATTCGCTTCATCTTCCTTTGCTTTCAAAAGTGACACAGCCCGGAAACGACGCTCACCGCAAACAATTTCGTATGTGTAAGGTAGTGGGGTAACATCTCCGGTTTCTAGGTTAGTCATCTCCTCGGATTTAGCAACTCTGACAGTGATAGGTTGCAATAAACCTTGCTTTTCAATGTTGCTTGCAAGCTCTTGAAGAGCTGCTTCATCAAACGTCTTTCTCGGATTCAAAGGAGAAGGACTGATAAGGTCAATTCTAATGTTTTGTACTTCCATAATTTAATTATATTGGTTTGACTTTTAGTTTATTACATCAGTAAAGTTATCATAAAATGACAAGTTTAGCAAACAGAAACTTCGCCATTTTAACGCCATTTTTATTGAGGTTTATTACGTATTTGAATAAATCCTCTTCTTTCAGTTTCCCGAAGAAGTTCCATATCTTCTTCTCGTATTTCAGCAGGAGTTTCACCGTTCACACTTCGATAAGTTCCAATGCCGAAACGCTCTCTGATACGAACAATTTTATCCGGATCTTTAGTAACCCAGTAAATTACAACTTTCATAGTAGCTATATTCTACGGCTCTCACCACATAGAGGGAGAACATTAAACGTTTTAAAGCGATCCACTAATCTTGGCCCGAAACGTTTCTTAAATTCGGCTATGCCAAGATTCGATGTTATATGATACTTCTTGCCGTATTGTTGAAAAATCTCATACCGGGCATAAAGAAATTCATCAATAACCGAATCGAGGCTGGTACCATACGATTTTTGATTTTCCGTTTCCAGACCGATATCATTCAAGCAGATATTAAAGGGATTTGGTTTAAACCCTTTAGATTGATTCTCATTGTAAGTGTACAAGTCAATATGCCCGTGAATTTTATAATAATTCATCATTTGAGTAACAGACAAGTTTTCAAAAGCATTGGGGTTACAAGTGAGTTTCAAATAATCTGCAAAAATCTGCATCAACATTGTTTTCCCGGTACCTGGTTCACCAACGAGCAAAAGATTCTTATGAACTTTGTAATTCTCTTCCGGAAACACATTTTGAGCATACCGGCATCCGTTGAAGTAGTACAGAAGAAACTGAATTAGTTTAGAGTTGTTTTCATCAACATCAAATTTTCTAAACTCCCGTTCTGTATAATCTGTACCAAGGTTAGATATTAAATTCCAATGGCTGTAATACTCTTGCGTGTCAGTTAAGTCATATTCAGAAACGTCCTGAATACTTTCCTTGTGCCTTTGTATCAGATTCTCTATCTGTTGGAGCGTCAGCTTGCGCTTTCCGGCTTCCTTCTCCATCAAATTTTGAAGTTTGCTTGATAAATTCTTTTCCTCTTCCGTCATGGTCTAATTCATTTTTTCGATTTTCACGAATACGATCCAGTATCCAAAGGTTTGCTTTGGAATCCCACCGCTCTATTTTCACTCCATTGGCATTCTTCCACCCTATCGAGTCAAAGTGATTGAAGAATATTTCTGCTTGCTCTTGCCAATCATCTAACCGTTCCGGAGCATTTTGCTTGATGAAGTGTTGAATAACCTCATCAAGCGTAGGAGCAATAAATTCTTTTGCGACTCTTTTAGGTTTCTCCGGTTTAGAGGATGGGAAAAGCTCGCCAGAGCTACTTTCTTTCTTACCCCCTTTAGGGGGTTCTTTCTTTGTCTTTGTCTCTGTCTTATATTCTTCTTTAGGGGGTATGGGGGAACTTTCTTGAAAAGGTGTACCTAAAGGGTACCCTAAAGGTATCCCTAAAGGATGCCGTAAAGGTGGTATATTTTGCATACCTTTTTGTACACCTTTGATAGAATACGTTGATTTATTGCCTCTTCCATTGCCTTGTTTACATTCAATAAGACCTGCTTGAACTAATCTATTTCGGGCGGACTTGAATACTTTTACAGACACTCCCACGTCAGATGACACCTTTGTATCACTACGTGTCCAGTTATCCTCCCAGCCTAAACGATTCGCAATTTTTAGCAAGTAAAAATAAAGCCTCGTTTCACAGCAGGAAAATTGCCAGCTTTCGTCAAGTTCCCAAAACCTATTGATAAGTTCAATATAAGTCATATCAATTTATAATAATTCCGTAAGACATTGTTTATATAAGGCTGAGGATCAGCTTTCAGATAATAGCAAATGCTATTAATGAACTCAATCAACCCATGACAAACGACATATACACTACCATATTTCTCTACCAATGCCTGCCACTCTTTTTGCTCATCAGACTGCGTTCCAGCACGTTTACCTTTTACATGTGGAGTTTTCATCTCTATGCAAAGACTGCTCTTACCACCGCGAGGAAAAAGCAGAATCAAGTCAGCAACACCAGCGATGGCACCTTCATATTTGCGCATAGCACCGCTTTTCTTTGTTCTGACGCCGCCGTTTGGTATAGCAAAGAGTAAAGGGCCTACATTGGGAAACGTTTCTCTGAACCAAGTTACACAAATGTGTTGTATCTTAGTTTCAGAATATTTCACCTCCAATTTACGAATATCTTCTTCAGTCATTTTTCTGCTTGTTTTTTGAAATCGTAGCACATTCATTTAGAAGGTCAACGATTTGTTTACACCTGTTCCTGCAACCGACAAAGGATATTAAGGTTTCCCATTCAGGACCGAACAACATTTCTTTCTTGTATTCCTGAATATGAGTTTTCTGCCCATTTATAACTAATCTAAACAGCTTCATAATTTATCCCTAAACAAGTCCATTGCAAGATTCACCATATTCTCTTCTACTTGATCGTCCGTACCGGTAACACCGTTGGCAATGTTCTTCTTTGTTTGAATCACATCATACATATACTTGTCGATAGTATCCTTACCTAAGAAGTAATAGCAGTTAACGTTGTTCTTCTGACCGTTACGGTGCGCCCGATCTTCTGCCTGTTCGCAATCACTGAACGTCCATGGGAATTCAATAAATGCTACTCGACTGGCAGCCGTCAAAGTAAGCCCGGTACCGCCCGATTTGAAGTTCAGAATAATCAGTTTACAATCCGGATTATTTTGGAAAGAGTCAACGGCATATTGCTTTTGGTTGACATTATCGGAACCTGTTACAGTTACAGCTTTAGGAAATTCCTTTTTCAGTTCTGCTACAACTTCTTTCAAGTAACCGAAAAGTATCAGCTTCTCACCACCGTCGATAACATCATGGACAAATTCACAAACAGCCTTGATTTTACCTCTGGCGGATATCTGTTTTAAAAGCTGCATCTGCACCATGACGGCACCATTCATTGATTTCTGCACTTGTTCGTCCGAAGCATTCTTGTACTTCTTCAAGTATTTTACCATATCAGCTTCGGCAGCCTTATACTCTTTGGTGGTAGTGATATCAACTGTCAAGTATTGACGGGTCTTGTCCGGAAGTTGTGTAAGCACCTTTGACTTCTCACGACGAAAAAAGCAAGTATTCCATAGTCGCCAATTTAGCTCTTTAACGTTGGATGCCTGTTTGGGACCATCACAATACCTTTCAACATACCGGCTATAACCTCCAAAGTCCTCTAATCGACCTAATATTTTCAACTGTTGTATCAAGTCTGTATTATTGTTGACTACAGGAGTACCGGTCAATGCGAATACATAACGTTTTCCTTTGCAGATGCCTTCTACAAACTTTCCTTGCTGTGTCTTACTTGATTTGCATTTATGAGATTCGTCAATGATAACAGACCTGAACAAAGAAACACGCTGATCGAAAGCAATACTCTTCATTGTGAACTTGGATTCCTTATTTACAGACCTCACAAAGAACTTGTTCAATGACTCGTAATTAGTAATGAATACTTCACAAAGAGGACTACCATCCGACCTCTTACATTCATAAAAGGACTGCCAGGACTGCCGGTTTCTGTCATCAAGTATAATGGCGTTAATCCCTGCGAATTTCTTGAATTCACGTTGCCAGTTGACTTTCAATGCAGCAGGGCAAATTACAAGTACTGGAAAAGATTCACCGTAAATGGGTGCTTCTTTATGTGCCTTAACAACTGCACATATAGCTTGCAATGTTTTACCTAACCCGGGCTGGTCACCGAAAAAACAGCGTTTGTGCTCTATTGCATACTGTACTCCCTCAAGTTGATACTCGTAAGGTTGAAGTAACATATAGTGTTCACCGACAAAAGGTTTCATCGGAGGAATATCATAATTAATATCTTCAGTAACCTCACGTTCCTTGACAGTAGAACAATAACGCATCTGAACAGCCCATTGCGAAAAAGCTCTCACATACCAATTGGCGTCACGTCCAGCAGGATAACGCGCATCATTGATACTAACAAGCCACGCCCGGTCTGTCCCGTCATAGCGTGGCTTACTTGGTATCATCTTTATGACCTCGACCAGCTTTGGGTGATACTCGAACTGAATCCGATACAGATTGGGCGTCTTAGTCACATAGATTGGTTTCATGAAGCAGGTTCTAATACTAATTCTTGATGTTCAACAGTTGAGAGTATATCATTATCATCACCATCCTCATTTAATGCATCAGCAGCTTCATCTGTTTTCCCAAATGGGTCATCACCATCTTTAAACTCGAACTCCTTTTGAATCTCTGAACATTTATTCTCTGTAACATAGAGTTCTGCTTCATACAAGAAATTGTAAACAGCATCACGAAACTCCTCACAATGCACATACGATTCATTGTCCGGATCGAATCCAATACCAGGAGAACAAAGATTAAGGACTTTGCTCGTCATAAGGGTTCGCTTACCTGTCAACACACAAACCTCAAAAGAAGAGTCACCACCAATGCTAACGCCGGTTACATTGAACTTTTTGAAGAACTCATCTTCAAGACATGACTCTGGACGTTCCCAATTAATGTACTGGGATTCTTTCTGTTCTGTAATATCGACAATGTAGGGTATGAGCTTGTTTAGCGAATCCTTCAAATCCGGATGAACAGGATTAATCCCCTTGAAAACAATATCGTTTCCCTCCTTGTCTGCATAGACCACTTCAAGACATCCCTTTTTGGTCAATTTTGCTTTTGAAATATTCAAATCCATTTTAATTAAACTTTTAGTTAATACTTACCTATGCAGGTATTCATTAATAAAATCTTTATAGTACTGGTCAACAGGCAATGGCAAATTGATTCCTAATTCGGTGGCAGCATCAGCCTGAACCTTATCCATGAAAGTTTTCATTTGGATCGTATTCAATTTAGAAGTACTTCCAACAACCGAAACAATATTTCCATTCATACATATTTGCCGTGGAAGAAACTTCCGGCAATAGTAATCATGAACATCTAACTTATCCGTGCCTGTCTCCCTCTCAATGCAGGCAAACCACAGCCACATGAGCGCGTTCTGCGACAGGGTACGCGGTTCTACCTTTCTCTTGATACTTACTGTGTAAGTTCCATTTTTGAGCGTGGAACAGAGGTAGTCAAACGACTTATCCATTGTGACTACCCCATTTTGTTTTGTTAGAATAGCTTCTGCCATATTTTAGAATGGTAAATCATTAGGCGGTGGTGCCTGTTGGAATTGCTGTTGCTGATATGCAGGCTGTTGTACCTGTTGTTGTCTCTGTGTAGGCTGCTGCGTTGGTAATGGTGGAGGTACAGGAGCAGCCTGTTGCTGAACCTTCGGTGTAAGCATCTCGATACTATCAACAAAGACTTCAGTTATGTAGCGCTTAACTCCTTTGCTATCGTCATAATTACGAGTGCGTAACTTACCTTCTATATACAACTTATCTCCTTTATGGACATACTTCTCAACTATTTCAGCAGTCTTATTCCAAAAAATAAGATTATGCCATTCTGTACGCTCCGGCACCTGGGTTCCATTTTGTAAGGTGTACGCCTTATCTGTTGTGGCAAAAGATAAAGAAGCTACTTTTGCTCCACCGTCCAATGTTCTCACGTCTGGATCTTTACCGGCACGCCCAATAAGAATTACTTTATTGACACTCATTTTCCTTCCTCCCTTATAGTTACACGAATACTATCCGCTTTAGTTGACGTTTTTAAATATTGAGAATATAATTCCGGGTGATCTTCCTGAAATTTCTTTGTATCAAAACTCTTACCCGTTGAAGAGGGAGTATAGCTAACACGCAATCGGCCAGCGTCCCATGATTTGACTCCATTCTCACGCATGGCTGATTTAAGTTGTTCCTTGTAACCTTTCTGCACTTCAGCGATATAACTCGCCTGTTCCTCTATATCAATAATAGTATCTACTAATTGCATAGGAATAAGCTGTTTCCCATCAGTGGGAACAGGAGCATTAGGTAAGAAGTGTTCACCATTAATCTCACATTCCAGTAATCTCTTAACCTCTGCATCGGGTTTACGCTCAATCTCAACCAATTCAGATTTATCACCTCGTAACCAAATTCCAAACAGCTTATCAACTTTGATAAGTGGGTTTTGAAGTTCAAACAAATAGGCATAGATTGATAGCTGCCAACTCAAATACTCACGGTCAAGGCTTGCAGTGGTCTTGATGTCACCAAGACTGATTTTTTCGTCCTTTTCCCAAACACAATCAATATTCGATGCAAAATATTCATTGTCTGAAACAGTGTACTCATTGGCAAAAGCCTTATATCCGGCATTTACTCTTTCCCTGATATAATTAATAGCTTCAATACTCTCGGGTGGCAATCCTGTTACATCAGCAAACTGGCATTGTCCATGAATACGACTACCTTTTTCAGCGGCTCTTTTCAATATGTATTCTGGAATATCCTTATACTTATTGGGAAATAACTGCCGGCTAATCATTCCGGTAATACCTTTTAGCTGCTTTTCACCAAGAAAATATGTGTGGTTCTCTTCCGAGAAAACCACACTCGATTTAACTAACTCTATCATTGTGCCGGGTAAATTTTGCCCATATTCATACAGGCGTTTACAAACTCTTTATCATTTTGCATAGCCGGATTGCCATACCATACTTTTTCAAGTTCAGCTCTGCTTTTGACGGCAAGCATGTCAGCAATAGCATTTTTTAATTGAGCACCTGTATATACAGGAGCAGTGTTAGCAGGTGTTTTTGCAGGCTGTTGTGTATCTTCCTTCTCATGAGTATTGGTTGAATCGCTGTCTTTCGCATCATCAATACAAAACAGACCGTTAAGAGCGTACTTTCTTGCATAAGAAGATGAAGCTCCAGTAATTTGGCTCCCATCCATTCCTTTCTTTGTTTCCTCTTCTCTTGCAAAAGCAGTAGTTATTTCTTTTTCTCCTTTGTCATTAGTCAAAGTAACAGTTGCTTTTACGTAGATCCTGTTACCTACTGCGATCATCTCATCACTTAGAGTTAATGTACATTTTGTTTCAGCAAGAACAGGTTTCACTGATTCAAGAATGTCCTCACAACTACGGTACTTGTATTTACCGAAAGTATTATACTGCCGTTTGGGGGCTTTCAGCTTTTGCTGAATGGTTACTAATTCTTTCATAATTCTGAAATTAATGGTTTGACTTTTAGCTCATTACATCAGTAAAGGTAATCGTTATTGACAAGTTTAGCAAACAGAAACTTCGCCATTTTAACGCCATTTTCAGGTAGTAAAAACTGCCTGTACGATATTGTACAGGCAGAAAAATAAGAATAATATGAATAATCCAATGTACCTTATGGAACGGCTACGCTTGAAGGGTGTACGGCTCCCTGATTTATACATAATGTAAATGCTAGTGGACGGAACCGGAGTCGAACCGGTCTCACGGAATATTGGTGCACCTCACCGCAGTTTCAACCAACGATATACATATCCGCCCGATTAATTAAAAAGGTGCACTATCCTCACAGACCATACACCCCAATCACAAACACAAAACAAAACTCATGAACTACTATAATTTAATTAGGATCAGAAGGGTGAATGGCGTGGGGATCGAACCCACATCACGCATATCTGCGTATGCTGCCAATTACACCAGCCATCCGTTTTAAGTGAACTATTCTCACGAACCATTCACCTAGAACACAAACACAAAATAAAACACGACATTAACTATTAAATAGCACTCTCACGAGCTTCTTGCTTCCGGATAGCCGTTCAAAGCACACCGGAATAGTATAGAACAATTAAAACTCAAATAACAGGGGCTTTAACCCTACAGCGTCCTTTTCGCTGGCAACATTAGTTAAACATAAAAAGAAAAATTCTCTGTGAAGGAACCCGGACTCGAACCGGGATGACAGATTACCTATGTATGACTTTCTTCAATCTACCTGCATACTTGCGTCTACCAATTCCGCCATTCCTTCAGGTCGTAGCCAGACGCTTCCGGCTACATTGATTGTATATATAATGCAAATATATTTTCCCCCTCACGGGTTACTTAACTCTGATTGAGTTGAGCCGGGAAACGGATTCGAACCGCTGACCTCATGTAGAAACATGCGCTCTAACCAACTGGGCTATCCCGGCAGATGCCCGGCGAACCGGGCTAAATAAACATGACAAATACTAAAATTAAGCAATGCAGACCTTCACAGGCTATCTTTATTTTGTTTCCTATCTTCGTAGTATCGAAAACAGATATAATTCACTGATACGACAGTCACCAATACAAAAGCAGCAATAAATTCTTTCTTGCTAACTTCAATGCTATCTATAAGATACAGTGTTGTCCATAAGGCAATGAACATCATGGCATACTGTATCACTTTAATCTTTTTCATTTCTTCCGTTTTTTAGATTTAACTTTCCTTCCCGCACATCGGCAATGAAGTAATACTTGAGCAGCATTACAATGCCACTTGCCGTTTTGTACATTAGCGGGCTTATCACTTTCAATCTTACCCGCTTCTATAAGATTCATCAATTTCTTTTCCCCACCCACATAATACGCAGACTTATCTTTTCCAAACGTTTCTGTAGAAAACAGACGGAGAATATTATCTAGCAATATTTCAGCCATTTCACCTCTGATCATCTCAACAAGCAAGGTAGTTACGCAATTCTAGTTACTATAAACTGCATATTTTTTACGTCTGACTTTGTTTTCCAAACCATTCCTTCAGCTTTTTCTTTATAAAGCCGAGCATTTAAAGTGTAAGTAACAGACGTTTTTTGAATGATAGGAAATACTTCTATTGCACCAACGTCCATGTTTCGCAAAACATTGATTATACTGCGTCTTTCTATTTCTTTTTCCATACTGATTAATTTTAAAATAAAAGTTCCCCCGAACCAATTCGATCGGCAGCATCACGCTTTATTCGGAGGATTTACTTAACTTTGGGACGTATAATCAAAAATTAAGTGAAGAAATTCATTCATTATCTCTCTTTTTATCTCGATTAAACCCGACTTTACAATCTGCATAATCCCAAAAAGCTTTCTGTATCATAGCAGGAAGCTTTTCGGCTACGATTTTAGCTGATTTTATCGGCATATTCTCTACACGTAATGAGAATGTGGCATCTTCCAAATTCTCATTCCTATCGTTTTTAATTGTTACTTGAATCATGTGATTATTAATTGATTAATAAATTTCCCCCGTTCCAAGATTATTCACTAATAAAAAAGGAACGGGGGATTTTCTTATTTTTGAAGTGTCAAATCAAAAAACAAGAAAATATGAATAATGAAGAAAAAGTAGTTTCATACTACAAAGAAACTTTAGAGAAA